ATGACAGCCTTGAACAAGCCAATGCCATCAGTGCAGCCGCCAAGCGTCAAGTCGCTCTTTCTTCAAATGAGGTACGGAGATCAACCAATATCTACAGGCACAGGCTTCGTAGTGAAAAACGGGTCTTCTGCGTTCCTTCTGACAAATCGTCATAATTTAACTGGGCGTCGGAATGATTCCGGCGAACTGCTCTCGAAAACGGGCGGAATCCCAGATAATGTCCTCGTTTATCACCATCTTTCAGGGCGTCTTGGCGCTTGGGAGGGCAGGGTTGAAGCGCTCTTCACCGAACAAGGACAAAAACGCTGGAAAGAACATCCACTGCATGGTGCGCGTGCAGATGTGGTGGCGTTGCCGCTCACCAACATCGAAGGAGTCGACCTATATCCCTACGAACTGACAGAAGAACCAAGAATTGCGATCGCCCCTGGAGACATTATAAGTGTTGTTGGATTTCCATTCGGAATGTCTACGGGCGGACTTCTTCCGATATGGGCAACAGGATTCATTGCCAGTGAGCCGCAGGTGAGCATAAACAACAGTGATCTCCCAGTTTTTTATATTGATTGCCGAAGCAGGCAAGGGCAATCTGGATCTGCAGTAGTTGCTTATCGGTCAGGCGGAATGGTGAGCATGGAGAACGGGGTTGCAGCTATCTTTGAAGGGCCAGTGACACGCCTCCTTGGAATTTACAGCGGGCGTATCAACAATGAGTCGGATATCGGCGTTGTTTGGCGGACCGCTGCATTGCATGGTCTAGTCCAGGATACCAGGGAGTTCCTTGCGACGTCAGTCCCGCAATCTATCAATAAGTTGAATTGGTAAAGCCTAATTTTCTCGCATGACGAGAGCTATTCACAGGCTAAGCGAACTGTGCAGCCGCTTCTGGCCATCGGGGTTCCGACCCAAAGCAGACATCAAACTGGCGCCAGGGGGCTAAGGCCGTTCAACCCAAGCAACTCTCTATCGTCGTCGCTCATTGGATTGTCAATAGCATGACGAATTCTGCGTTGGCACCACTCGTAAAAGTCGGGATGCTCATACTGCAGTTGCGCCTGTCCTACTTCGTTGAGATGGATCCTGTAGCAGTATCGAACCGGGCCAATAGTAAGCGTGGAATGGAAAGCTTCGGGCGCGAGAGATTGCGGATTGCCTGTGACGATCAGGCCGCCATGGGCGGCGTAGCTATGGATTGCACCATTCTCTTGTAGACGGCGGTAGGCGACGTCGGCATCTACGCAAAGCAAAACATAGTTTTTATCACTTATGCCTATGGCGAAATCTGCAATCGGTTGGTAGAAGGTTGCGCCCACCTCTGCTAAGTGACAACACATAAGCTTCGCGAAATACCTGAAAACATCCAAATAAAGTGTTCCGCCATTGGCATTGAAGCGGGGGTCTTCATACACCTTTGCGGGATCCCCCCCCGCTTTCAAGAGTTCCAAGGCCAATCCTCTAAATGCATCAAATGCCAAATCGGCCGGCTGAGTTCTCGCGTTATTACAGGTTCCGCATATGCGAGCGGAAAAGTGAAACTGCTTCGAGCTTGGGCTCTGTGCGTGGCGATAGCGTTCGCCTGGGCGCCCGATAACCATCGGCTGCGCCCCAAACTCACTACGAAGCGCGGCCGCCTTGACCTTATGCTCGCCTGAAAGCGCCCCGGTAGACCCGCATAGGCAGCATTGGCCAGCAAGAGGCGGGGCAAATGTATCCATAGCTAATCTCCGATTGCTTGCCGGAGCACCTCTTTTAAGCTTACCTTGAGGTGAAAATTAAAAGGAGTGGCTCGCTCTATTGCCTGTAAGCCCCAAGGGCGATAATGCGTAGACTCGGAAGTCTTGAAGACCCACGCCGGCGCGCGGCAGTGACTGACCATAGCAGTGGCCACATGGGTGGGCAACACACCGCGACGCTTGGCCATGATGTTGCGGAACTCCTGCGCCTGCAGGATCAGGAGCGACCACCAGACCAAGTCGCTGGAGCGAAGCTCCCGGCGCTCAGGCGTGGCCAGGACGTTGCCGCGCACCTGGAAGCCGGTCCAGTCGGGACCGAGCAGCTTGCCGCCCCTAAGGACGCGCATGAGCTTGTAGGCAGTATAGGGGATGCGCGCTCGAGCGGACTCCCAGTTGGAGACGGTCCGGACACTGACGCGCGGAAGCTTCGCGCAGTCGGGGACGCTCAGGCCGAGGGTGATGCGGGCGGTGCGGAACTGCTCAGCGTGGTGGCGGATCTGCAACGGGGATGGCCGGCCACGCCCCCGTCCGGGGACACGGCCAATTTCGCATAATGTATCCTGGGTCGATTACGAACAGCGCGGGCAGGGTGGCTTCAAGCCCCTGATGACCCCCGGCCTTGACCGCGATCACCAGCAGCGCGACGACCGCGGCCGCCGCGCTTAGCCTGTCCAGTACCGATCGCCACAGTGCTTTCTCAGCAGGTGATGCTGCTCGCTCTGCATGGATCTTCGCCATCCATGTTCCGCCATCCACCTTTGCCAGCGCGCACAGCTGCGCAATTCGCTCGTCCGGCATCGCGTACCGCCCTGATCGCCACGAGCTCACCATCGCCCTCGTTACGCCTAGCCGTTGCGCTAAGGCATTGTCCGAATTGAAGTTTCCCGAGCCTCGCACCAGGTCGAGCAGTTCGTTTTCGGCGCTCATGTTTAGCTGACCTTTACATTCCTGTTTCGCTGAACTATACAAGCCCTGCGTTTAGCCTGGCTAAGCGCCCCGCCCCCGGTGTACCCCCGCCGGGCGAGCGGGCACCAGGGTAGGGGGCAGGGGATCCACGAATGGACATCGAACGCCTCGCAGCTATGCCGCTGTGCAAGCTCTTCCGCGCGCGTGCCGTCTTCCGCCGCCGCAGCCGCTTCGACCTGGTCGACCAGGTAAACACCGCCATCGAGCGCCGCTACGACCTGTTCCGCCTTGGGGCTATTCGGTGATGAGTCACGAAATACTCTCCTTCGGGCTGCTGATCGCCTCCGCGTTCGCCGTCCTGTTCCTGGTTCGCGGCCTGTTCGCTTACTTCGCCTGGTCCGACCGTCGTTTCGCCCAGCAGCTCGAAGCCGAGTTCCGTGCCTACTGCCTGGTCGAGGAAGCCAAGCGCCAGGCCGCCCGCCGTGCTGCCTCCGAGGCCGCTCTGTGACCCCTCTGCTCGCCCTCTGCCTACCCTTTTCACCGGCGGACGCCTGCAATCCGGCCGGATCGGAGCCGGTTGGCCCGAGCAGTAACACGGGCCAAAAGTCTCAGACCCCGGACGGCCTGTCGAAGCCGCTGATTGACTTCTGCACCCTTGTCTTCGACACCGACAAGGCGGTGAAGCTGCTCAAGCGCATGAGCGCTCAGGACATGGTGGCTTACGTCTTTGGCACCTCCGGCAGCATCGTCGCCGGCCCCTTGCTCGAGCGCCTGTGGAACTTCCGCTATGAGCGCAGCGCTACCCTGATCGATGAGACATCATCCGTCTGCGGAAAGATTGGCGTTTCCGACACCGGCGAGGTCTGCATCAGCCTGACAGGGCAGGGGTGTACCCACGTTCCGAGTTGGCCCTACGTCGAGCGTATCGCCGATGACCTGGGCGCCCACCTGACCCGCGCTGATATCGCCGTCGACGACCACTCCGGCCTCACCTTCGACGTCGAGTACTTCCGCCAGGCGTACCACCAGGGTGCGTTTACCTCCAACGGTCGACCGCCTCAGGCGCGCCACCAGAGCGATGAGGGCAGTGGCAAGGGCTGCACGCTCTACGTCGGCCAGAAAGGCCACAAGGAGCTGTGTGTGTACGAGAAAGGCAAGCAGCTTGGCGACCCGGAAAGCCCCTGGGTGCGCTGCGAGTTGCGCCTATACGCCAAGCGCATCGATCTCCCCCTGGATGTTCTGACCAACCCAGGCAAGTACTACCGCGGCGCCTACGCGATCCTGGCTGACCTGGTCATCGGCGAGCTTGACCGTCTCCAGTTGAAGGAACGCATGGTCAATCCTTCTGCCAAGGCCATGATCGATTTCATCGACACGCAAGCCGGCACCGCTCTTCGTGTGCTTTGGAATGCCTGCATGACCCGCGACCGCGACTACGCAATTGCTGCGATTGAGTCCTATCTCTCGCACGACGGCGTTCCTGGCCGATTCAAGCATCTGTCTCAGACGGAATTAGAGATTCGCCTCGCCAACCAACTCGATGAGTTGTTCCCCGAATTAGCTACGTGACACGTCACGAAATACCTGCACGCCGCACAGCTGCCGGCGTGGGCAACGGGTGAAGCAGCCAATTGACCCGACATCGCGGGTATCAGACGGAGTACACCATGAGCATCGAAGTCACCGTAATGGACGCCGAAGTCATCGAGCGCGGCGGCACCTTCCAGGACGACAGCGGCAAGGATCGTTCCTACACCACCCGCAAGCAGAAGGCCAAGATCGAAATGGGTGGCTTCGTCTACCCGTTCGACGTGCGCCTGGAAGACGGCCAGCAGCCCTATGCCGTCGGCAAGTACGAACTGGACATCGAATCGATGGGCCAGGTCAACAAGGGCGTTCTGAGCCTCAGCAAGTTCACCAAGCTCCGCAGCAAGACGTCTGCTCGCGTCGCTGCATAAGGAATCGCTGTGGACGAACAAGTGCTAGTGCTCAACTGCAAGGTCTCGGATTTCGACGCCTCCACCGGTCAGTGCGCGCACCCGTTCTACAGCGTCGCGTCCAGTTTCCCCCCGCCGCTGGACGCGGGCGAGGGTCTTGGCATCTCGGCGGTGATCGTCGGTGCTTGGGCCATCGGTTTCATGGTCAGGCAGGGTCGTCGTATCTCGCAGTCGTAGTTCATCAATCAACCACCAGGAGTTTCACCATGTCCAAGTTCCGCAAGCCCTCCAAGATCGTCGCCGGCATCGTTGCTGGTGCCACCGCCATCATGTCCGGCATCGCCGCCGCGGCCGATGGCACCGTCACCACCGCGCTTACCGCCGGCATCGACAAGACCGACCTGGCCGCCGGTGGCGCCATCATCCTCGGCGCCTGTGCCGTGGTCGCGATGGTCAACATGGGCCGCAAGGTCGCGCGTTGATCCCGTTCCATCTGTAGCAGGGCAGGGCGGGGCATCCCCGCCCTTGCTTTTTGTGACACGTCACGCAAGGGGGATACATGGCTTACGTCGGCTATTTCGTCATCATCGGCATCCTGGGGGCTGTATGGCTCGCTATGGACAGCTGATCCTGCTGTTGCTGCTTTGCAGCCCTTTCGCCGCCTTCGCCGGCGGCTGGGGCGCTGCATCCTGTCCCGTGTCTGCTAAGTGCAACCAGGGCCACGCAAGTGCGTCCTGCGATGCACAGATCGCTGACTTCAAGGGTGCTCATCCCGATTGGACGTACATTGAGGCGTCCTGCCGTATGTCCGGTGGCGCTGCTGGCGGTCAGTACGATCCTGTCATCGACGGCAGGCCGGCAGGCGGCAGCCGCACAACGCTTGTCGGCGACACCGAGTATTTCGCGACCCTGTGCAGCGCGCTTCCCTCGCTTACGTCGACTTTCAAGCCTAAGAGTGGCTCTATCTCCTGCAATGACGGTTGCGAGCAAGCATGGTTTGCCAATCCGGATGGCACTAGCACCGCGCAATACATCGGCACCACCTGCAACACCACCGACTTTCCCAACAAGTGCGGCCCAGGTTTCTACTGGAACGGCTACCTCAACGTTTGCGAGCCAACCAAGGAAGAGTGTCCGCAAGGCCAAGTTCCCAACTCCGTTGGCAAGTGCGCTCCTGAGCCTTGCCCCGATGGCATGGTGCAGCAGCAGGACGGCACCTGTAAGGCGAAGGAAAACGAGTGTCCGCAGGGCCAGACCAAAGGTCCTGACGGCAGTTGCGTCAAGAAGCCGGATGCCTGTTCCGCCGGCCAAGCCATGGGCGCCGACGGCACCTGCAAGCCTGATAAAGATGGCGATGGCAAGCCCGATGATGAGGACAGCGACGACGATGGCAAGGACGACAAATCGTCCTTCTCCGGCGGCGATTCCTGCGACTCTCCACCCTCCTGCAGCGGCGATCCGATCATGTGCGGCCAGGCTCGTATCCAGTGGCGCATTGACTGCAACACCCGCCGCAACCGCAACATCTCAGGCGGCGCCTGTAGCACGCCTCCCATCTGCACCGGCGACAAGTGCGATGCGATGGAGTACGCCTCCCTTCTCGTGCAGTGGCGCACTGCCTGCGCGGTTGAGAAGCTCGCAGGAGGGAAGGGCACCGACAACTCTGGCGATCAACCCGCGTGGACCAAGGTTGCCGGCATGAGCCAGGATCCTGGTGCTGGTTCCAGTCCCGATGACACCAAGGTCCTCACCGTCAACAAGATCAGCACCGACAGCCTCGATCAATCCGGCTTCGGTGGCGGTTCCTGTGTCGGCTTTGGCGGCGGTGGATCCGGCGCACTTTCCAAGGCCATCGGTTCCACGTTCGCCACGCCGCCGCCGATCTGGTGCGACTACATGGCCAAGCTCAAGGCCGGTCTAATCGTCGTCGCGTCGTGTGTCGCGGCTTTCATCCTCGCTCGCGGAGCCACCTAACATGCCCATGATCATCGGCGCACTCGTCACCATGTTGATGCAGGCGCTTCGTCAGTACCTGCCCGGCATCATCGGCCGCATCTTGCTTGCGTTCGGCATTGGCTTGGTGACCAACGAAATCGCCATGCCGGCGTTGAAGTCGTACATCGCTTCGCAGTTGCCATCCCTCGGCGCTGTCGGCGTCGCCTACTGGGATGCCAGCGGCACTGGTGCCGCTGTGACCATCATCCTCTCGGCCTACGCCGCGGTGGTCACGCAGCGCGCCGTCCTCTCCAAGCTCAAGTCGAGTAGCTGACATGATGTATCTCATCACCGGCCAGCCCGGTCACGGCAAGACCGCTTACGGCATCGATCGCGCTTTCGGCTTCCAGAAAGAGAAGCGCGCGATCTATGCTCATGGCATCAAAGATTTCGACTATGAGAGGGCTGGTTGGCACTATCTCGAAGACCCGACCAAGTGGATGGAGGTCGTACCTCACGGTTCTGTGATCTTCCTCGATGAGTGCTACACCGTCTTCCCGAATCGCAACCCAGGTTCCAAGGTTCCTCCGCACGTCGAGGCAATGGCGCGTCATCGTCATTTCGGCTACGACTTTATCCTCGTAGCTCAGCAGGGCTTGCAGCTTGATCCCTTTCTTCGTGGTCTCTACGACGAGCACACGCATGTTCGTCAGACCTCGCTTGTCAAATCCAAGACCAAGCTGAAGCGCTGGACTCAGTACCAGGGCAACGTTAACGGCCCTTGCGCTGACGTGATCGACTGGGTTCGGCCGAAATACGTGTTCGACTACTACACCAGCACCACGCTGGTGACCACCAAGCGCAGCATGCCCATGTGGATGCGCTGGGTCATCGTTGGTGTTGTTTTCGTCCTCGCTGTCATGCTCTGGCTGAAGCATCGTTACAGCGAGAAGATGCACCAGTACGAAGAGCAGCGAACCACGCTGCAAGCGGGCGACACGGTCGTGCCGCCAGCGTCAGCGGCGAGCGCGTCCGGGGCGCCCGCGCCCGCCCACGTGATGACCGCCGACGAGTACGCCAAGGCGCATCTGCCCAGGTTCGCCACTATGCCGTGGACCGCTCCGATCTACGACGGCGCCCAACCGGCTGTGCAGCCTCAGCTGTTCTGCATGTCCAGCCTGGGCGGTCGCGATGGTCTCGGTCATGCCACTGAGCCGAGCTGCACGTGCGTGACAGAGCAGGGCACCAGGTACGATCTGCCTCAGCCCCAGTGTCGTACGGTCGCGCTCAACGGAGCGCCCTACAACCCGTACAAGCAGCCCAGCGCCCCGCCGGCACCCTACGTACCGCCCCAGGGTCAGGACGCGCCCCAGGCCCACGCTCCGGCGGCCCTGCAGGGTGGTGTGATCGCCAAGGCTCCCCGCGCGCTTGGCACCTTCCCGGAGAACCCACAGGGCAAGGTCGAGACGTACACCCCGCCCACCAGCCTGGACATGTGACCATGCGCGACGACAGAGATCCCGGAACCATCGAAATGCCCCTGCGTGGTCGACCTGGTCGACCGCCTGCGGACGGCATCGCTGCCAAGACCGATGCCGAGCGAGCGGCCGCGTATCGCCAGCGCAAGGTCAAGCGGCTGAGGGTAGGGCACGCCCGTCCCGCTCAGCTCTCTGACAGCCTGCTGCTCGATCTGATCCGCAAGAGCATCGACAACGGTTCTGCGCCTCGCACGATTTCCCGCCTCGTTGCCGAGTTGGCCACCCGCTACCCGAATGCGTGACGCGTCATGGAAATGGCTAACATCGACTGGTTCCGGACCATCCTGCTCGCCGAGGTCATCGTGTTCTCGATCCTTGGCCTGGTCGCTGACTTCCTACCAGGTCGTCCCGCACCTGGTCTTTTCCGGATCCTTTGAGCGACAGCCCCCACCCGAATGGGGGCGCAGTCGCAAGGGGGCGGGGTGTAGGGGCAGCGCCCCTACGGATGCTTGCAGGAGCGCCCCGGTAGGTTTTCCCATCCACCGTCGATTCGACGCAATACTGTGCCGTTGATGCAGCGCAGTTCGCCTCTTTCCAGCGCCTTCCATTCTTGCTGTGCCTGCTCCCGTTGAGCTTCAATTTCTGCAATCCGAAGCTGCCTGTACCGCTCCTGTTGCATTGCTAGCGCGGCTGTTCCGGCCTCCCGTTGCGTCGCGGTTCTTGCAGCTTTTTCCTCTTTGGCTCGATGCCAGTCCGCTACCGTCCGCACGTATATTGCGGCACCTCCTGCGATCGCCGCTGCCAGGCATATCCCTACCGCTAGCGTCCATCCCAACCCCGATCCTTCGCGCTTCGTTTCAGGTAGGTATTCCGGCCGTTCCCGTGCTTCTTCGGATTGGTGGTGTTCCTGTGTGCTCTCCATGCTGCCCCCTGTGTGTCTGATCGCCATTTTGGGGTGCAGGGGCTTGCCCCTGCGTAGACGCCTCACCCGCGCCAGGTACGCCGGCGCCCACGACCTGGTCGGCCCACCTGACCAGGCTCGCACCTCGACTGACCACCTCCTGCCAACCGCTCTTGCTGCCGTCTACGGAGTACGTCCCGCAGGTAGATGATTTTCGGTTGCTGCAGCAAATCGATTTCTGAAACCCTTGTGCCGCAAAGGTTTCCAGACCCCTCGAGCTCGAGCGCTCGAGCTCGACGCTCATCGGCCATCATCCGCCGCCACTCATGCGCGATGTTGCACGTCAGCGACCACCACACCATGTCCTCGGGGTAGAGGCTGTAGCCCTCGGGTGTCCACATGTGGCCTTGCTGGAAACCAAAACCGGCCCAAGGGCCGGTCAGTTCGGTGCGTTCGAAGGGATCAACTGGCGTCATGCTGGCGTCCTGGTTCTCCGAAGGGCCAGGTAGTGGCGCACAGCCAGGCTGACGGCAACGCCAACAACCACCAGCAGCGCAGAATTTCGCATAATGTATCTTATGTTCGGACGCTGGTTCGCCAGGCTGCGCGGACTGTTCACGCGACCAGGGCCAGGTGTCAGCGTTCCTAATTGATGTCCTTTGTTCCTAGATCGCGCCCCTTCTTGATTTTTAAGGAAATTTTGGAAGGCTCAGGACCGCGCAGTGACAACAATTAGGAACAGAATCGTCGCGAATCTGTACCTAATTCGTGTCACTAGTTCTCATCGTTTCGAGCGCCTTCGCTGGACCGGAACCTAGTCAGCTCTCTTTGCGGTGCTGCGCACCCGGGCCGTCTTGGCGGGCGTTTCCGGCTTTGTTTTCTGCTCACGCTTGCGCCATGCCGCCTCAAATGCAGCTGGCAGATCCCGCAGATGTCCCAATTGAGTCTCAAGCGCCTCCGCTCGCGCTTGTTGGGCTGCCAGCTGCTGGCGCAGATCCGTGACTACTGAAGCTGCTTGTTCTAGAGCTGTGGCCTGTTTGCGCGCATTGGCTTCAGCCTCTCTCTGAAGAGCTCTTAGCTGCTGTCGCGCGTCCTTCGCGTCTTGGCGGGCTCGGTCGACTTCGGCATGGGCTCGATCTTCGATCGCTCGCACATGGTGGGTGGACGTGTCGCGCTCAATGCGCGCCGCCTCCTGCATCTGCTGAACTTGGCGCTGCAGAATTTCGTAAGCACGCTCGACCTCGGCAATACGCGTTGTGGATACATTTCGCCGCTGGACGAGTTCGTTCCCCTGGTGCTGAAGTTGTTCGACAAGACGTTCCAGTTCTGTAGCGCGGGTGAAAGCGAGACGTTCGGCCTGACGTGAGGCATCCGCCTGCTTACGCAGGTCGTTAAGCTCGTCCTCCATGTCGCGACGATTCCGCTCCAAGACGTCTTGCGCGTCCGCTAGAGCAGCGCGTTCATGGGAAAGCGTCTTTTGGGCGTGACTACGTGCTTGATCAAGCGCCAAAGTCCACCATTGCGCTGCCAGGACGGCTACGGGATCGGGAACGTTAGCGGTGAGCACCTGCATTCGGTCGTGCTGTGTCAAGCGTGAGCCTAATCCTTGCCACCAGGTATCTAGCCAACGCACGACCGTATTTGGAGATCCGGTGCCCAAATGAGCCCGGATACGTTCTACTGTGGGACGTTCGCCAAGCGCTACGATTGCGTCGGCAGCGACGTGGACGTCTGATTCTGTGATGCCTCTGGCCATTGAAGCGACTCCGGATTGGCGCCCTGCCCCGCAGTTGACATATTTGCGATAATTGATAGTTATCGCTATTAATTTCCATATTTCATATCATAAATTACATAATATGAAGCGAAATAGTACACTGCTAGCCACGTCGGCTACGGCCATGAACTTGGTGCTTCCCGATCAGCTAGCCCAGCGGGCCGCCGAAGCGGTGCGTGAGTTGCTCGCCGAAGCGGCAGCGGCCAACACCACCCGCAGCTACGCCACCGCCTTGCGCTACTGGGCAGGCTGGCACCAGGCCCGCTATGGCATCGAACTGGCCTTGCCGGCCAGCGAAGCCGTGGTGATCCAATTCCTCGTTGACCACATCCAGCGCAAGAGCAAGGTCGGCCTCGCCAGTGAGCTGCCGCCAGCGATCGATCAGGCGCTGGTCGCCGCTGGCCTTAAGGCCAGGGTCGGGCCACTGAAGCTGTCGACCGTTGTCCAGCGCGTCGCCGTGCTGTCCACGGCGCACAAGCTCAAGCGCCTAATTAACCCATGTGAGCTGCCCAGCGTCCGCACCCTGCTTAGCAGGGCGCGGCGTGCCGCGGTTAAACGCGGTGAGCGCGCCACCAAGAAGACCGCGATAACCCGCCCCGAGCTCGAGGCCATGCTCGCGACCTGCGACGAGAGCTTGGAAGGTCTGCGTGACCGTGCCCTGCTCTGCTTCGGCTTTGCCAGCGGCGGGCGCCGGCGCAGCGAGATCGCGGCAGCGGATCTGCGGGACCTGCGTAAGGTCGGCGAGGATGGCTACATCTACCGGCTCGAGTACTCCAAGACCCAGCAGGCCGGGGTGAAAGCAGATTCGACGCCGGACAAGCCCATCCTCGGACGCAGCGCTGAAGCCTTAGCGGCGTGGATTGAAGCGGCAGGGATCCAAGAGGGTGCAATCTTTCGCCGTCTTTGGAAGGAACAGGTCGGCCCTGCCCTGCTTCCGGGCTCGGTTGCTACCATCGTGAAACGCCGGGCGCGGCTAGCTGGGTTGGAGGGAGACTTTGGAGCGCACAGCTTGCGTTCGGGGTTCGTTACCGAGGCGGGGAAACAAGGCGTTCCGCTGCCAGCTGTGATGGCGATGACTGAGCATCGCTCGGTGGCCAGTGTGATCGGGTACTTTCAAGCTGGGGCAGCCGAGGACAATCCGGCTGCACGGCTGTTGAAGTAGAGAGGGCAGCATGTGTTGGAATGCCCTTATCCGAGTTTAGCTATACCCTTCTTGCATGTAGAGGAATCGCATAGGCGCAATGTGTGCGGCCTGACGCCGTCGGAAAAACTAGTTTGGCGCTTCTGACGCAATCGAAATAAAACAACAAAGGATCTGTTGGTATGCCGCAATCTCCAGAACTTGCCGGCGGTGAAGGGTTCACGTACGAGGGCGACGCGGCTGCGTACTATTTGGCGGCGTTGTTGGCCGAAGCGTACGCCCCTGGCGTCGATGATCGCATCGTAGTGCTCCTCTCCGTCCAGCAACGCGATTTCGGTGAACCGCTGGATGATGTGATCGTGGACTTTGCCGATACGGTTGGGCGGATCGCACGCCTCAGCCTGCAGGTAAAGCGCGCGTTGACCATTAGCGCGGCCGCCACCAATGCGTACTTTCGCGACATTGTTCGCGACGCTTGGGCGACCCTGCACAAGCCCGACTTCCGCGACGACATCGATCGCTATGGCGCCGCCGTCGGCGAAGTCGCCCTTGTGCCGGGCCGCGCTTTGAAGACTATTTGCGAGTGGGCGCGCGATAGCCTAACGGCCGACCACTTCGACGCCCGCTTTGCGCCAGAGGGAAGCGCGAGCGAGGACCATTGGAAGGTCAGGACCACCATCGAACAGTTGCTTGCTGCGGCGAAAACAACCGCCTGCACTCGCGAGGAACTGCATCGGTTCTTGGCCCATTTCGTCCTGATCCAGTTCGACTTCCTACGTGAGGGTTCGGTAGATCCGTCGCACGCCATCAACCTCATCCGCAGCTGCCTGGCACCCAAGTCGGCCGGAGACGCACCTATGGTGTGGGCGCGTTTGGTCGAACTGGCCCGTGCCGCGGCCGGTACTTCCGGCCAGTTCGATCGCGCGCGCCTGCTTCGCGAGCTCGCTCCGCTGACTCAGCTGCGCGCCGCGCCGTCCCTGCAAGCTGATCTCGGCCGGCTCACCGAGCTGGCCCACAGTCAGGCGAACCTGATCGTCGACGACATCGGCGGCGCCTGGATCGATCGGAGCCAATACCTGCAAGCACTCGACGAGAAGTTCGTCGACGCTCGGTTCGTGCAGGTGCGCGGCTTGCCGGGTAGCGGCAAATCGGCGGTGGTGAAACAGGCGGTACGGCGGGCGCTCGTACAAGGGCCGGTGCTCTTCCTCAAGGCGGAACAGGTCGACGCCGTCAGCTGGAACGGCTACGCGATCTCGCAGGGACTCTCAGCGACGAGTTTGGAGACGCTGCTGGTGGAGGTCGCCGCGGTCGGCACCCCGACGCTGTTCGTTGACGCGATCGACCGGGTCGCCACTGCGCAGCAACCGGTCTTCCTGCAGGTTATCCAGACCATCGCAACATCGCCGAAATTGACGCATTGGCGCATCGTCGCCTCCTTGCGTGACACTGGCATCGAGGTGCTGCGCAATTGGCTCGGCGGGGCCTTGGCCAGCCTCTCGGTCGGAACGCTCACTGTCGGCGCGCTTAGCGAGGCGGAGGCCGACGCGCTCGCCGAGGCCAAGCCGCATCTACGGCCGCTGCTGTTTGGGGCGGAGGCCGTGCGTGAGATCGTCCGTCGCCCTTTCTTTGCCAAGGTGCTCGACCAGAGCTTTGTCGCTACACCCGACGGCCCCGAGTTCGTCCCACGGGCGGAGATCGACTTGATCGAGCACTGGTGGACGCGCGGCGGATACAACGCAGCGGGGCAAAACGCGTTTGCGCGCCAGCGGGCCTTACTCGGCCTGGCGCGCGCGCGGGCCAAGGAGCTCAGTCGGCCGATCCGGCTGGGTGACCTCCCGTCTACCGACTGCATCGAGGAGCTCCGCGCCGACGGCATCCTCCAACATGCGCGGCACGGCATCAGCGTCCAGTTTGCCCATGACATCTTCTTCGAATGGGCGTTCTTCCACGTGCTGGCAGACCTGGGGCCTGACTGGATCGACGCGATCCGCGTAGCCGGCGAACCGCCTGCGGTTGCACGTGTCGTCGAGCTAGCTTCGCAATGGGAGTACAGCTATGGCGACGCCTGGGCCGCTTACCTGGCGCAGACGCGGGCCTCGGATCTGCGGGCCCAGTGGACCCGGGCCTGGCTACTGGCGCCATTGGGCACCGTCGCCTTCGAAGCGGATCCTGCTCCCTACTGGGCGGTGGTTGGCCGGGACGACTTCGATTTGCTGCGCAAGGCGCTCGTCTGGTTCCAAGCCGAGAAGACGACGCCGAATTCCACCGTGCTCGCCGGCACGCTTCCGGACGAGCGGCGCGAGCGCATCGCCGATTTGCTAGGCTGGCCCTCCGACCTCGCGTCAGCGCGCCGCCTGCTCGTGTTTCTGTTGGTGCGGATACAGGCGATTCCGCAAGCGCTGTACCCGACCGTGCTTGCCGTATTCGAGCTCTGGCAGAACGTTTTCGATGGCTACCCGAACGTGATCTCTCGGCGGCTTCTCGAACAGTGCGATCAATGGCTCGCCGCTTTAGATGCGATCAGCAACGCCAGCGGCCCCGATGAGAACTCGGCCTTTTGGCAGAAGGTGCAAGACCTCGGTGAGTTCCGAACGGCGCTGATCCAGCTCATCCTGCGCTCGTCGCTCGCCGAGCCGAGCATCGCGGATGCCCTACTGCTACGCGCGGTTGCCTCGCCTCGCATTCGTCGCGACGCGTTTGAAGGCATCGTCGAGTTCTCACCACGCTTGGCCCAATCGCTTCCGCAGCGCTTGGTCGAACTGGCATTGGCGCACCTGCGCGAAGAACTACCGGAACACCGCGTTGCGCGTGAAAAGGCCGAGCAGGAGAGCACGATCGCGGCTCGACAAGCCCTGTTGAGCGACCAGTCGAGAACGCTGAACCGCGTCGAAAGCGCGCGCTGGTCCGCGGTCCACTTCCGCAGTGTCGGTGAGTTCAGTTCCTCGGACTGGGAACAGCTAGCGATCTACGACGATCATCGCAGCTTCTGGCCGCCTTCGCCGCTGCGTGAGCCCTTCGCATCGCTGTTTCGCCAGGCACCGCAGCACGCCTTGGACTTGCTGCGTGAGCTGTGCAACCACGCCATCGCGGCATGGCGGCAGTTGCATCGTATCGACAACGAGTCGCGCCGCACGCCGCTGCCTCTGGAGCTTTCGTTCCCATGGGGGCAGCAGACGTTCTGGGGCGGCGAACGCGAGTACCTGTGGTGCCGCTCGACATGGGCCCCGAAAGCGATTGGGTGCGGCTTCCTCGCCTTGGAAGAGTGGTGTCTTGGCGAGGTCGAACGCGGCACCCCCGTCGATGACCTCATCCAGCAGATCGTGGCGGGAAACGATTGCATCGCCGTCCTCGGTGCCGCGGCCATGCTCGCCCTGCAAACTGAAACGGTGTCCGCTGCGACGTTGCCGATCTTCACGTCGCAGCGTCTCCTGGCGGCCGACCGCCAGCGCTTCGCGGACGACCTATCGCCCAGCAATCTGATGGGATTCACTCACGCATCGGACCAGCCTCACCAAGACGCATTGCGGACCGCAAATGCACGCCCGGTCCGCAAGCTTGAACTTCGGGGAATGGTGCCGCGGTTCGTATTCGCCGCAGAACCGTTGGGATCGCAGGCGCGCAGTGCCATCGAGGCATTCTCAGAACAGCTGCCTTATCAGCACGAGGAGGATCGCGAGGATCCCGAGGTGCAGCGTGAACTCGCCGAGCAGGCGACGAAGTACGCCGAGCTGGCCGACCAATCCACCTACCAGGCTTACCGGACCGACAACGAGCAGATCACTTTGGTGCACGTCAGCCCGTCCGCCGCCAAGCCGGAGAACGTCGCCAAACTCGAGCAAGCGACGCAGTACTTGTCGATCGCCAATCTGTGGACGTGGGCATCCACGTCCTTTGAGAAACGCGCGCTCGACGGCCGGCTCGGCCTAAGTGATGCCGTAGCGGCCGCTAGAGAGCTCGACGCGCCAGACTTGTTCAGAGGATCGAGGGGCGATCGCGGTGATTCCATCGCCATGCATCGTGGCGCAGTGGCCTCAACGGCCGCGGTCACCCTGACCTTTCGTGAGGGGGCCACTGGCGACCAGTTGAAGTGGGCGCGCGCCGTCCTGCGGCGTGCGGCCCTACTGAAGGAGGAGGTCCATTACTGGTGGTCGCCCAGATCGGTGATCCCATGGCATCACGGCATCTTCGCTGCCCACGGCCTCGCCGCAGATCTGCGCTCAAAAACTGCAGCGTTCACCGCTGCCGGCGACCTGTTGGCCTTGGTGGTACATCCACTCGAAGCAGTTTCTTTGGCCGCCGTTGAAGAGGCGTGCAACTTGTGGGCCGTCGATCCGAAGCTGACGCTGGCGGCCTTGTTCCTCGCGTTCTCGCGGTGTCACGTGCTGCCTACCCGCCTCCGCAGTCGTCAGCACCCCGGCGTAATCGAGCTGTCCCCACAGGCGGTGGAAGCGCTGCGCATGGCCCGCTTGCATTACGACCGTGGAGCCGATTTTTCCGACATTCCACGTCCACCGCCGGCATGGGTGAAATCAGTGCCCAGGGTGCGGCGCGGACAGGAATCGTATGAAGATTACGAAGTTGGCGATGCGTCGAATCCTGAGGAACGCTGGATCGAACCTGCCAGTCAGTGGCACTCCGCATACGCCGCCAAAGTACTCGCACGGGTGCCCATAAGCGGGATATTGCAAAGCGACACACGCAACTCGTTGCTCGATTTCCTCGCCGACGTCCTAGCTTGGACTATCCAAAAGAACGCGCCACCCTGGGTGGAGAGAGGGCGACGCGACCGAGCGGCCACGCGCATCTTCGAATGGACGCACGCCCTCGGATCTCAGCTCGGTAATGTAGCCGGCTGCGTTCCCCTCTCGGATTTCCAGCCGCGCTTCCTCGAACCAGTGCTGCAACTGGAAGACGAGAACTGCTGGGCCATGCTGAGTCCGTTTGCTAGCGCGTATATCTGTAGCTACATCTATGATGCGCAAGCGGTGCCGGCTGACGCAGTCGCTGTGCTCGATCTCTGCCTGACACGCCTTCTAGCGGACCGGACGTTCAAGCGGGACAGCTATCGTGCGGGCGAGTTGTCCGGATTCGATTTGCCCAAGCTCGTCGAGACTTTGATGTTCGTGTCGATTGAGCGTGCTGAGCTTGCCAGCCGTTACGTCAATGGCGACTGGTCAGAGATTGGAAGGATCATGCCGCTGGTGGATCGGTACGTGCGTGCAGCGGGTTGGGCAGTTCCCATCATGAATTCGTACCTTACGCTCTGCGAACGATCACGAGCGCATTACCCCTCCGCTGCCTTCGCGGATCAGGTGCTGGCAATCCTTGCACCTAGCCCCGAGGCGCTGCCTGGCTGGCGCGGCACATTGTTCTACGCACGAATCGCCGGCCTCATTCAGTACTTGTCCCATCGGGACGCACCTATGAGCGCTCCTTTGGCGCAGGCCTTCCTTCGAATACTCGACCACCTGATCGACATGGGCGACCGTCGCAGCGCCGCCCTGCAACTGGGGGAGGGATTTCGTGACATTCGTCTGAACACCTGA